CGAAGAAGAGCCGTTGCGGTAACTGCGCGGCGTTTAATGTGCAGGACTCAATCAAGCAGTGCATTGCGAAAGGAATTGGAAATGAAGCAGACCCTTGGGGAACGATTGCGCTGGCTGATCTCGGATACTGCGAGATCTTTGACTTCAAGTGCGCGGCGAGTCGGACTTGCGATGCGTGGGTGGTGGGCGGGCCTAATGACGGAGATACGGAATCGGTAGACACTAACTTGGGGCAATGATATGAAGATGGCAAAACCTGGACTCTACGCAAACATCAACGCCAAGCAGAAACGTATCGCGGCTGGCTCCGGCGAGAAGATGAACAAGCCTGGCACAAAGGCGGCGCCCAGCGCAGCCGACTTCCGCAAGGCGGCCAAGACGGCCAAGCCGATGAAGAAATGACAGCGGCCTGGACGCGCAAGGAGGGTAAGTCGGCCACCGGCGGCTTGAACGCCAAGGGTCGCGCCAGCGCCAAGGCCGAGGGCATGAACCTCAAGCCGCCGGTGAAGTCCGGCGACAACCTGCGTCGGGCGTCATTCCTGGCGCGGATGGGGAATATGCCTGGACCTGAGATGAAGGACGGGAAACCGACCAGACTGCTGCTGAGTCTGAACGCCTGGGGCGCGTCATCCAAGGCAGACGCCAAGTCCAAGGCGAAGGCCATCTCCGCGAGGAACAAGTCGAAGTGATAAGCCCCATTGCAATCAGCACCGTCCATGGGAAAAACTTGGCGGTGATGCTGGCATCTATCCGCGAATACTGCCCCGAGATTCCTGTCTACCTACGCGGTCCTGCATCAGTCCTGGATCGGTTTGACGCTGACGTGAAGATGATCGGACAGCCTCGTAACTTTGGCGATGACTACAACGACATCGTGAATCGCGCCCTGCAAGACTTTGATTCTGTCGTGGTGGCTAATGACGATATTGTCCTGACACCTACTAGCTACCGTGTCCTGCTGGACGATGTGGACATCATCAGCGACCTAAGTCTGAATCCTGGCTGGGTGGCTGCACGCTGCGACTCTGCGCGTGCTGTGCAGAATATCCGCTGGAATCCAGAGGGTGAGGCCATTGATATGTGCCGGTTTACGTCAGAGTCCAAGATTCGACGCGCAGATGTCATCTCGCCCATATTTGCCTGGATCTGTGCAGATGCCTTTGCCAAGTGCCCATTTCCACCCATAAATTGGTTTTCCGATGATGTGCAATGCACCGACCTGGAGGAACTGGGTTACGAGAATTTTGTTTCAGCGTCCTACGTCCACCACGTCGGGAGCCAGACGGTGGGCGTGAACGCCGAGTCCTTAACCAACCAGGCTCTGCCCTGGCTTATAAAATATCGGCCAAAATATGTTCAACAATGGTTTAACGATTGAACGAAAGATACCCGTATGAACATGAACGATATGCCAGTGACCACCGACGTGGCCGCACAAGAGCCAATGGATGACACCGAACTGGAGGCGATCATCGGGCAAGACCTAACCGACGCAGTCAGTTATATCGATTCCGATATATCGCCAGTACGGGCGATGGGTACGGCCTACTACCGTGGTGACCCGTTTGGGAACGAGGAAGACGGGCGCTCCCAGGTGGTAGCGATGGAGGTGCGCGACACCGTATCGGCCATGATGCCAAGCCTAATGCGAGTGTTTTTCTCAAGCGAAAACACCGTCGAGTACGTTCCAGAGACACAGGCAGATGTAGAACACGCAAAACAGGCAACTGATTACGCGAATTTCGTTTTTAACCGCGATAACAACGGTTTTATGACTACCTACGCCATCTTCAAGGACAGCCTGGTCCGGAAGTGCGGCATTGCGAAATTCTGGTGGGAAGACTCTGAAAAGGTGGAAATAACCGACTTTTCTGGCTTGGATGACCAGACCTTGCAGGTACTAATGCAAGAGCAGGCCGAAGTCAAGATTGTGGTTTCGTACCCCGACACTGACGCGCCTCCCATGCAGCCACAAATTGACCCAATGACGGGTCAGATGGTTGCGCCACCGGCTCCCATGCTGCACGACGTGCAAATTAAGCGCGTAACCAAGGACGGCCGTATCAAAATCATGGCAGTACCGCCAGAGGAATTGCTGATTGACCGTCGTGCGCGGTCCTTTGACGATTGCAGTTTGATCGCGCACCGCAAGATGGCGACTGTTGCTGAACTTATTGCGATGGGCTACGACGAGGACGAGGTTCTGGATAACGTCACAGCGTCAGACCTGGACGATAACGAGGAGTACCTGGCACGCCAGCCGCTGGCGACTGCCATCGGACAGACAGACAGCGCCAATCCTATGCAACGCCGCGTCCTGTACATCGAGGCGTATGAGCGTATCGACTATGACGGCGACGGCATCCCCGAGTTGCGGAAAATTTGCTGCATGGGGTCTGGATACAAGGTGGTGCGTAACCTGCCAGCGTCCTACATCCCGTTCGTAGACTTCCCTTGCGACCCTGAGCCGCACACTAGCCCGATTGAGGCGATGTCAATTTTCGACATCACGCACGACATTCAAGAGATTAAATCCGAGATTCTGCGGAACACTCTGGATTCACTGGCGCAGTCCATTCACCCGCGCACCGCGGTGGTTGAGGGCCAGGTGAACATGGATGACGTGCTGAACAATGAGACAGGCGCGGTTATCCGTATGCGTGCGCCTGGCATGGTGCAGCCGTTTTCCAGCCCATTTGTCGGACAGGCAGCGTTTCCGATGCTGGACTACATTGACCAGATCAAGGAAGACCGCACCGGCATGAGCAAGGCGGCGATGGGTCTGAACGCCGACGCATTGCAGTCCAGCACAAAGGCGGCTGTAAACGCCACCATCAGCGCGTCCCAGGGCCGCATCGAACTCACGGCGCGGATGATGGCCGAGGGCATGAAGAAGCTGTTTAAGGGCATCCTGTTTCTGATGGTCACGCACCAGGACAAGCCCCGCATGATTCGCCTGCGTGACCAGTTTGTGGAGATTGACCCCCGCGCCTGGAACGCCAATATGGACGTGAGCATCAACATCGGTCTGGGCAACGGTGACACCAACGAGCGACTCCAGGCGCTGATGATGATTAGCGGCAAGCAGCAGGAGGCACTGACCCAGCTTGGCGCACAAAACCCGCTGGTAACCCCGTCCATGTACGCCAGCACCCTGCGCAAGATCGTGGAACTCAGCGGGTTCAAGGACTCCAGCCAGTTCTTCAACGACATCCCCGCCGACTACCAGCCGCCTGCACCGCCACCGCCCAAGCCGACACCCGAGGAAGTGCTGGCAGAGGTGCAAGCCAAGTCCATAGAGGCCGACATCCAAAAGAAAGCGGCAGAGTTGGAACTCAAGCGTGATCAGATGATTCGGGACGATGACTTCCGACGCGACCAACTGGCACAGGATGGACTACTTAAGAAATACGAAATTGAGTTAAAGTACAACGCACAAATTAGCAACGCTGAGATTCAAGCTGCAACCAGCATGAATCGAGAGGCAACCATCAACCAACCTGGAATGGCATGACAGAACAAGTAATCCGCGCTGGCCGCAAGGCACAGGAACTCTTAGAGAACGAGACATTCAACATGGCACTGACCAAAGTTGAAAACGATCAACTCTGGGTTTTTAAGAGCAGCAAACCCGAAGAGACAGCAAAACGCGAGATGGCTTGGTCCATGATTAAGGCGATAGACAGCCTAAAGATTGAACTCACCAAGACCATCGACAACGCAAAAGTGGCGCAGCGTGCGGCAGAACGGGTTAACAAATGACAGAATCACTCAATATGGACGCAGCAGTCCAGGCACTCACGGCGATACTTCCGGAAGACGGAGAAAAGTTACCCGACGAGGCGTTAGCTCAGGAAACTGAGGCGGCGGTGGATGAGGAATTGTCCGGTGATGCAGACGCATCGGACGAAGAAACACCTACCGAACAGTCAGAGGAAGATGAGGAATCCGAGGAGAGCGAAGAGCCGCAGACTTTCACCGTCAAAGTAGATGGCAAGGAAGTTTCTGTAACGCTTGACGAACTTCAGCAAGGTTACTCACGCACTCAAGACTACACGCGGAAGACCCAGCAAATTGCCGAGGTGCGCAAGCAAGTCGAGCAAGAGAGCCAGGCCATCCGCGCCGAGCGTGCGCAATACGCTCAATTGTTAGGAGCATTGGAGCAACAGGTTCAGCAGGCGGCAGAGCCTCAGATCGATTGGGACCGCCTCTACCAAGAGGACCCCATCGAGTGGGTGAGGCAGAAAGAGTTAGTGCGTGAGAACCAGACTAAGTACGCGGCTATTCAGAGTGAACAGCAGCGACTTGCAGAAATCTCACGCCAGGAACAGGCGCAGTCTATGCAGGCGTTTCTTGCTCAAGAGCAGGGAAGATTGATGGAAGTCCTACCCGAGTGGAAGGACCCAGCAAAGGCCAAGGCAGAGAAAGCGTTACTCATTGAATTCGGCCAGAAAGCCGGATTCCAGCCTGATGAACTGAAGAACATTTTTGACCACCGCGTCGTGAACGTGCTGCGTAAAGCGGCACTGTACGAACAGATGATGTCCAAGCGAGGCAACATTAAGCCGGTAGTCAACAATGGCCCAAGACCAGCCAAGCCAGGGGCAGCCGGTCGCGTATCCACGACAAGCGAGTCAACGCGTGCAAAACAACGTCTTGCAAAAACTGGCCGCGTCCAAGACGCGGTCTCCGCAATTGAACTTTTATTGAAGTGAGAACACCATGAGTATCGTTACCAATACTTTCACCACCTTTGACGCCAAAGGTATCCGTGAAGACCTGTCCAACATCATCACCAACATCGCTCCCGAAGAAACTCCTTACATGAGCAACATCGGACGTGAGTCAATCAGCAATTCGCTGTTTGAGTATCAGACCGATACATTGGCAGCAGCCGCAGCCAACAAGCAGATCGAGGGTGACGATGTCGCCTCTTTTGACGCTGTTACTGCAACTGTTCGCCTGCAAAACTACGCTCAGATTTCGCGCAAGACCATCATCTTGTCCGCGACTGAAGAGGTGGTTAACAAGGCTGGCCGTCGCAGCGAACTGGCTTACCAGATCGCCAAGCGTAGCGCCGAACTGAAGCGCGACCAAGAGTTCACCATGCTGAACAACGCGGTGGCCGCAGCCGGTAGCACCAGCACCGCACGCGGTACTGCATCCTTGGGCGCTTTCTTGAAGACCAACATCGACAAGGCAAGCGACGGCACTAACCCATCGTACACAACCCTGCCTAGCAGCGCCCGTACTGATGGAACCGTTCGCACTTTCACTGAGACCATTCTCAAGAATGTGATTCAGCAAGTGTGGACATCCGGCGGCGCTCCAAAGATCCTGATGACCGGACCTGTTAACAAGCAGCGCGTCAGCGGTTTCTCTGGTATCGCCTCCAGCCGTTTCAACATCAACGGCGGTGAGAAGCCTGCGACCTTGATCGGCGCGGTTGATCTTTACGTTAGCGATTTCGGAACCGTGGCTGTTATCGCCAACCGTTTCCAGCGTGAGCGTGACGCCTGGGTGTTGGACCCCGAGTACGCCAAGATGACTGTGCTGCGTCCTTACCAGCAAGTTGAACTCGCTAAAACCGGCGACGCTGAGAAGCGTATGTTGTTGGTTGAGTGGGGTCACAAAGTGCTGGCCGAAAATGCACACGGCTTGGCTGCTGACCTGATTACTTCGTAATCAACTTGAAGGGATCAGGGAAACCTGGTCCCTTTTTTAACGCATGAAAAATCAAATATTTGACGAAAACAAAGAAGCGGGAATCACCCGTTTTTGGCATTTCAACGATGAAACTGGCCAAGCAACAATTCAGACTCAGCAGGATGTCACAGCAGTTGTTGAAGCAAACAAGGCAGATTTCAATAAGGTAGATGAGCGCGCAAACTGGAAAGGCGAGTGGCATCACGTCGCCAGCATTCCGGAGGCTGTCTACTACAAACTCAAGGCCGAGGGCAAGATAGAAGATCAGGCGTTTATGAAACGCTGGCTCAATGACCCCGACAACAGATTTTTCAGAACGAGACCTGGACAAGTATGAACAACTACATTGCAGTCTGCACCCCAGCGCGTGACATGGTCCACGCCAATTTTGCTTATTGCTTAGTGAATATGGTCTGCTACCACACGCTCAACACGACAGATGCAGTGTCTCTCAAGATCATGCAGGGCACGCTGATCCAAAACCAGCGTGCTGACCTGGCGCTAGATGCGATGCGCGAAGGCTGCACCCACATCCTATTCATCGACTCAGACATGACGTTCCCGCAGGACATGGTCGAGCGCCTGCTAAAACATGACCTGGACATCGTGGCAACCAACTGCGCTCGACGTAGAATTCCAACAGGCCCGACTGCCCAAAAATACGGGCCAGATGGCGAGCGCGAATTGGTCTACACGATGCCAGAGTCCACCGGCATCGAGGAAGTTGGCAGCATCGGAATGGGCGTGATGCTCATCAAGCGCAACGTCTTTGAGAAGCTGACAGAGCCGTGGTTCGAGACTCCCTGGCGCACCGATAAGCGCGGCTACATCGGCGAGGACATCTTCTTCTGCCGGAAGGCGCAGGCGGCAGGGTATAAAATCTACATAGACCACGATGTTTCCAAAGAGATCGGCCACATCGGGACGTTTGAATTCAAGCACGACCACACCTGGATGATGCGCGACATCGAGAAGGAAGAGCATGGCACTTAGCACCTACGCTGAACTGAAAGCCTCGGTGGCCGATTGGCTCAACCGCAGCGACCTGACTTCTGCCATCACCGATTTTGTGTCACTAGCAGAGGCGCAGATGGAGCGCACTTTGCGGACAACGCAGATGATCACCCGCGCAACGGCGACCATTAACGCAGAGTACAACGCAACACCAAGTGACTTCTTGGAAGCGCGTACTTTTAAGCTGGACACCAATCCCGTAACGCCATTGCAATTTGAGACTATTGACAGTTTGGACAGCCTGCTGACTCAGTACACATCCAGCGGAAAACCAAAATTCTTTGGAGTTGTGGGTTCACAGATTCGCGTTGTTCCAGTACCTGATTCAAGCTACACAGGCGAGTTGATTTATTACTCAAAACTCACCAAGTTATCTAACACTACGACTACAAATTGGCTGCTTACCAAAGCGCCTGATGTGTACTTGTATGGTTCGCTATTGCAGGCCGCACCATACCTACAAGACGATGCCAGGATTCAAGTGTGGGCCAGCTTGTATAAGGCAGGTATTGAAGAACTGCAAATTGCAGATGAGCGTGGCGCTACAAGCGGTGGCGTTTTGAAATCACGCGCTAAGTCTTTCGGTTAAAATTTTCCCAATATTGGAGAACTAAATGCACTCAGAACGAATCAACAGTCAAGATGCTACAAGTGTGGCAATTTCTCGCAAGTCTGACATGGATGAAACCATTGGAGTAACTGGAAGTTACCAGGTTGAGTGCATAGGATCAGACGGTAAAGTTAAATGGACTGATACCATTGAAAACCTAGTTGTTACTGTTGGTAAGAACGACCTACTAGACA